TTTGGTTTATCATTTTCACATTTACCTCAGAAAAAAAGTACTTGACATTTTATCTTCATTGTGCGATAATATCTTCTGTTGTAAATAATGTTTTTGTGGACAGTAAAGCTGTTCGGGAGGGCAGGTCGTACATAGCATTTTACACTCCACCGACGAAATGCTTAGTACATGGGTTTCTATCAAAGCAGGGTCGCCCCAAACACCTAGGGGGCGGCCCTGCCCTCTTAGGAGAACAATGTTTATTCACGGTCTTTATTCTTCTATGCCTCAGGCTGTTTGTAAAAATATTACACAAAAAGCAAATTCAAATTGGCCCACTTCGGGGGTATCTGTGTTTCTTCCCAGATACTACGAATGGGCTTCTTTGTATTATACAATAGAAGAAATAATTAATAGAACCTCTGTAAAATATCTGGAGGCTCCCCCCTTAGAAATTATAAATATTCATGTGCTTCGTTATAATAGTAAAAGTAATGGAGTTATAAAAGAAAATTCAGATGTAACAGCATTATTAGTCCTAGATGAAGAAGAGAAGAGTATTGGTGGAAAAATATTATTCGATTATGTAATAATGCCAGAAGAAGCAAACAGTCAAGGAAGTTTTATCTTTTTTGACTCAAACCTTGAATATTCAATAACAAAAGTAAAAGAAGGAGAGAAGCATATATTAATAGCTTCGTTTAAAAATAATGAAACACCTAGGCGGACACAACAACGTAACTAATATAGACAGAAGTTCTTTTTCCTATCTAAAGTCAATTATAACACTTAACTCCGTTCTAGATATCGGATGTGGTCCTGGTGGTATGAAGAGAGTGGTAGAGGGGTACGGAAAGAAATGGATAGGAATAGACGGAGACCCCTCCGCCATCAAGGGGGTGGAAAATAGCATTCTTCATGATTATACCGCCGGAACCTGTGAGCTAGAGCAAGAATTTGATCTTGCATGGTCAGTAGAGTTTTTAGAGCACGTAGAAGAAGAATACGTACCCAATTTTATGAAAAATTTTGCACAATGTAGATATGCTTTTGTAACCGCAGCGCCTCCAGGAACTCCAGGGCATCATCATGTAAATTGTAGATCTTCAGAGTATTGGATTGATATATTTAGCTCTTATAATTTATACTATCACGAAAAACAAACTAAGGTATTGAGAGAAATCAGTGATATGAAAAAAGGATTTTTTAAAAAGAGCGGACTATTTTTTAAACGTAATGCTTAAATTATTCTTGACTTTTTGCTCTTATTTTGTTATAATTTTGTGTTGAAATAAGGAGTATATATGTACGGAACAAGAGAATATGTCAACCTGATTCGAGGCTGGCACAAAGATAGAAACCTAATTGAAGGCAGCACAGATAAAGATCAAGTTTTAAAATTAATGCAAGAGCTTGGAGAACTTAGTGATAGTGTATGCAAGAAGAAAGATGTTAAAGACGATATTGGAGATATGTTAGTTATTTTAATCAATATCGCAGAAAGAAACAACACAACACTTAAAGAATGTATGTCTGTAGCCTGGGAAGATATTAAAGATAGAAAAGGTAAAATGATAGACGGAATATTTGTAAAGGAATCAGATTTGTGACAGAGTTTAAGTACAATGAAGACAAAGTACTAAAAGAACTAGACACTTATATTTCGTCTACTTATAACAAACATTATGCGAAAAATAAAATACAGACTACTGAGTTTATTTTTGATTCTGGTCATGGTGTTGGCTTTTGCCTGGGTAATATCATTAAGTACGCTCAGAGATGGGGAAAGAAAGACGGAAAGAACAGAGCGGATCTACTAAAAATGGTCCACTATGGCATAATCTTACTAGGAATGACAGAGGACGAAGATGAGACGAGTAAAGAAGAGAGAATACGAGAAACTAACGGACTCAAATATTCAAAAAGTAATAGAGTTGTTGGAGCCTCCGAGTTCTTCGGAGCAAAAGCCTATAACGAAGAAAGAGGCGTGTGAAATATTAAACATTGCGTACAATACGCAAAGATTAAATAAAATCATAGACGACTTTCTAGAAACAAGAAAATTTAGAGAAAAGAGGCGTGCTCAAAATAAAGGACGCCCTGCTTCAGATGTAGAAATAAAAAGTATTGCAGAAAGCTATCTTGAAGGAAGTTCAATAGCTGAAATTTCTAAAAGTTTATTTCGTTCTGCAAATTTTGTTAAAAGCGTTATAGAAAGAATAGGCATTCCCGCAAAGAAAACTTCGGAGTCTCAAGATATCACATTTCTTCCAGAAGAGTGTGTGTCTGAGACTTTCGAAGCGGGAGAAATAGTATGGAGTGCTAGATATAACTCTGCCGCAAAAGTAGTAAAAGAAGAAACTAATATGGACTACGAGCAAAAATATGGATCAAAATGCTATAGAGTCTATGTAATGAAGCAGTCTGCTTGGGAAGAAGAAAGTTATTTTGGAGAAGTAAGCGGCGGATTTTTTGCAGCTCAACCTGCTCATGATCTAGGAAAATTAAACCATCTTAAACAATATGGACTTAATTTAAATAGATTAGAGGGCACGGTATAATGGCCGAGTCTATAGTGCTATACTATATAATATTTTGTTTATCTGGGGCATTGCTTTGTTTTATAAAAATATTTTTACCAGCAGTTGCTTTGATAGAGACTGCTTTAGAGGATAATATACCAACTCTTACAAAGACAATAATGGGAATTATATTTTTTCTTTTAGGCGTATTTATAGGCCCAGCTATGATATTTATGTTAAGCAATGAAGAAGACTTTATTAAGAGTTATGCTTCAAAATTTCTGGAAAAATAATGGAAAAAACAGCGTTAATAACAGGAATAACTGGTCAAGACGGAGCCTATTTAGCAGAACTACTCCTTGGTAAAAATTATAAAGTATATGGGTTTTTACCAAGAAGAGTAAATCAGAGCTATGAAAACTTAGAATATTTAAATGTTTTAAACAGAATAAACTTTGTTTTTGGGGATTTAACAGATCCTTCTAGTATTAATAATGCTATAAAAAGCATTAGACCAACAGAAGTTTATAATCTTGGAGCAATGAGTTTTGTTGGACACAGTTGGACACAACCAATCTATACAACCGAAGTAAACGGTCTTGGGGCCTTACACCTGCTTGAAGCAATAAAAAACTTTTCTCCTGATACGTCCTTTTACCAAGCTAGTACATCAGAAATGTATGGCAATAATTGGGATGATGATATGTTTCAAAGAGAAAGTACAAACTTTAGGCCTCGTTCTCCTTATGGAACTGCAAAAGTATTTGCGCACAATACGGCAGTAAATTATAGAGAAAGCTATGGTTTGAATGTGTGTTGTGGTATACTTTTTAATCATGAAAGCCCCTTGAGAGGTCTTGAGTTTGTAACAAGAAAAATAACTGATGCTGTATCAAAAATATACTATGGCAAACAAAGGTACGTAGAGCTAGGAAACTTACAGGCAAAAAGAGATTGGGGCTACGCAAAAGACTATGTAGAAGCAATGTATATAATGACATCTCAGAAATTAAATGATGATTTTGTAATTGCTACAGGGGAGCTTCATTCTATAGAAGAATTATTAGAGATAGCATTTAATTGCGCGGGATTAGATGATTATGAAAAATATGTTAAAATTAATCCACTTTTTATGCGTCCAGCAGAAGTACCTTACTTAAGAGGAGATCGATCAAAGGCCGAGAAAGAGTTTGGATGGAAGCCTAGAACATCTTTTTCTGATATGATTGGAGATATGGTAATGGCAGATTTAAAGAGAAATATATGACAGAATATAGTATAGTAACTTCTATGAGTAAAAAGTTACTAAATAAATTTGGCTATCAGCTTCTTGATACTTATAAAAGTAAAAATATTGATATACCCATGTTTGTTTATACCGAAGATTCTTTAGAAGATTTTCCTATTATAGACAATATTACTTTTTTACCTTTGCCTGAGCACTGGTATGAGTTTAGGGATAGAAACAAAAATAGGCTTGTTAAGACATACCTTCAGGATGCAGTAAGATTTTCTTCTAAAGTATTTTCCCAAGCAAGATTTTCTATTTCAAATATAAGTAGTAAGTTTATATGGATGGATGCTGATTGTATATTTATTGATAAGATAACAGATGAGTGGGCCAATGATATGCTAAATAACTCTTTTGTTGCATTCTACGATAGGCCAGATTTTTATACTGAGTGCGGAATAATATTCTTTGACTTAAATAAATCAGTATCAGTAGACTTTTTCAAATATTATGAGGATATGTATTTAGCAGATAATATTTATAATGAAAAAGCTTTTACAGATTGTCATGCGTTCGACGCAACTAGGAAAAAATTTTTAGGAGTTTCTGATTATTCAGAAACTAAACTTGGAGATCCAAATGGCGATCTTCATATTATGGCTAGAGACCCGAAACTGGCTCCTTTTATAGACCATAAAAAGGGAGATAGAAAGAAACAAGATAATTCTCCTGAATGGCTAAGTTTTATGAATAAATAAACTTATGACTGAACTACTACAGAAAGTTGAAAATGGAACTGTATTATTAAAGTATTCTCATTATAGAACTGGCGAGCCTCTATCTTTTAAAGCAACAACAAAACATAACGGAAAGGTACTGAAAAACAGGCCTGAAAGTAACGTTTATGCTTTCTATGACTTAGGAACGAAAGAGTGGAAGTCTATATATAAGAATACTATCACAGAATTTGTAGAGGTAGGCTCTCTTTAAAAAGCTAAAACTAACCGACCCTTTTAGGGCAACCTGCGTATCGAAAGAGCGCATAACATATAAGGAGAACTTTATGACAAATGCTAAACAACTAGCAGTGGCGGACTTAAGAAAAATTTTCTTAGGTTTTGACCAGTATGTAAATCACGAGAATTTTTTCTCTTCAACAATGGACGGTGGATATCCTCGTTTTAATATTGTTAAAAGCGAAGATGAAGGCAGGTGGCGAATTGAATTAGCAGTACCTGGCTGGTCCAAAGAAGATATAAGCATCAAACTTCACAACGGAGTTTTAACTGTTTCAGGCACTAATAAGCAGAGTCTTCCTTCTGGGGAGAGGTATGTTCATAAGGGTTTGAGCGGTAGATGTTTTGAAAAAACTTTTGCTGTAAACAAGCATGTGAAACTCGATCGCGCTTATATGGAGCGCGGACTGCTCTGTATTGATTTGCATGAAGAACTTCCTGAAGAATTGAAACCAGTGATGATTTCAATTAACTAGGAGTATTTGTGAAAACAATGACCAAAAAAGCTATCGCCAATGCTGAGAGTATTTTAGGCTTATGCCTATTTTGCTCTTTTCTTGTAATATTGGCTGAGCTATAAAGTAAGGGGGCTTTGCCCCCTTGCACTTTAGGAGAAAATAAATGAATAGACAAGAAGTATTTGAAACACTAAAAATTGATGAAGGTGTAGAGTATAAAGTATATGCTGACCACCTAGGCTTACACACTTTCGGTGTTGGACACCTAATTACTAACCAAGACCCTGAGTGGGGTCAGCCTTTTGAAACTCCTGTATCAGAAGAGCGAGTATGGGAAGCGTTTGATCAAGATTTAAATATTGCCATCGCAGAGTGTCACCATCTTTTTCCTGGAGACGAATTTGAAGGATTTCCAGAAGAAGCACAACAAGTAATTGTAAATATGATGTTTAATATGGGTCGCCCAAGATTGTCAGGTTTTAAAAAATTTATTGCTGCTTGTAAAGAAGGAGACTGGAAAACTGCTGCCGTTGAAGGACGGGACAGCAAGTGGTACAGACAAGTAACTAATAGAGCAGAGCGTTTAATGGTTCGGTTGGAGAACATTTAAAATAGTTCTTGACTTCAACCCTATAAAAGAGTATAATATAGGCTATGAATATATTTGTACTTGACAAAGATATAGATGCCTGTGCTCAGTATCACATAGATCCTCACACAGGCAAAATGCAGCTAGAGAGTGCACAAATGTTGTGCACGAACCACTGGATAGATAAATATTTAGGCTATGTACCACGAAAACTTACAAGTGAAGAATGGGCTGTCCTTAAAGAGGCGAAGAAAAATACAGTTAGAGATTTTCCTTATTTGCCTACTATGTACAACCATCCTTGCACGATATGGGCTAGAGAGTCTAGAGAAAACTATGAGTGGCTTTTTTGCTACGCACACGCTCTCAACCAAGAACACATCTTTAGAGGGGGAGCAAATCATAAGTCCTTCTCCGAAGTTATCTCGAAGTTGCCTGATATGGTACACTTACCAAACAGGGGACTCACAGCCTTTGCCCAAGCAATGCCTGAAGAGCTAAAGAGTGATGATGCTATAGCCTCTTATCGTATGTTTTATATGAAGGATAAAGCAGCGATTAGTAAAGGTGCTACCTGGAAAGTTAGAGGAAAGCCTTGGTGGTGGGACGAAGAAATAGCTGATTATGAAAAAAGGATTAGTAGATAATGAACAATGAAGTGAGACTGATTTCAATCAGTCAATCACCAGACCACTCCCCAGAAGAACTAATAACATACTGTGCAAGAGTGAGCAACCCAAGCAATCAAAATAATTCAAAGACAGCAAAAGGTCTTGTAAAATACTTGGTTAGAGAAGGGCACTGGTCTCCTTTTGAGATGGTATCTCTTACAATGGAGATAGTAACAACTAGAGATATTGCCCGACAAATTCTTAGACATAGATCTTTTTCTTTTCAAGAATTTAGCCAGAGGTACGCGGACCCAACAGATGACCTTAGCTTTTTAATCAGGGAGGGTCGATTACAAGATACTAAAAATAGGCAAAACAGTATTCCAAATGAAGACGTAAAACTGGAAGATGCGTGGCAGAACAAACAGTTGGCCGTCATAGAAACTGTAAGAACAGTTTATAAGTGGGCACTAGAACATGGAATCGCAAAAGAACAAGCAAGAGCAGTTCTTCCGGAGGGCAATACTTACTCAAAATTATATATGGCAGGGACTCTTCGTAGCTGGATTCATTATGTTGGGTTACGCATTTCTAATGGAACCCAACTGGAGCATTCGGATGTTGCAAGTCTTGCATGGGCTGTTATCAAAGAACATTTTCCAAATGTAGCTAATGCGGTAGAAGAACTGGAAATTGTTAAACAATAAAAAAATATTTCTTGAGAAAAATTTATGTGGATTGAACTTCTAGAAGCAAGTAGTTATATTGGTACAGGAAAAATAGCAGAGAATGCAGTAGGCGAAGCTCTTAGAGCTGACGGACTAAAACAATTAGATATTGCTTCTCTGATTAAAGATTCAGGCTATAGAAATAAAACTGAATTAGTAAAAGCAGTTCGAGACGGAGAGTTTCAGTTGGAGCCCAACACCTTCTACGCTCAGCCTCTAGGCAGTCAAAATTCCCCCGACTTTATTGCTGTAACCGAAGAGGAAGTATTCTTTATTGAAGTTAAAGCGTCTAAGACTGCTAGTGGTTATCAGTTTAACACTCACCTCATCAACAACGATTTTACATATGTACTGTCAGACCCGTCAGTAGGGTTTAAAATATTTTCAGGGTATCAGCTTATGGATCCAGAAGTGAGAGAGATATTATTAGAGTGTCATATGGAATGTACTGAGGTTGTGAGAAAACACAATAAAAGACTTGAAAATCTATCAAATAACCGAAAGGGCTGGGCATATTATGCTCGACCTATGTACACTCAAAAGAATGTATACGCATGAGTTTAGACCAATTTTATACTAATCCCGAAGTAGCTTCTAGACTACTTTCTACTCTGCAAGAAGAGAGCCCTGATATATGGCTAGAGCCTTCGGCAGGGTCAGGAAGTTTCTATAATATTATGCCAGCTAATAAGCTTGGGTATGATCTCGAACCTAAGTGTCCTGGGGTAATTCAGCAAGATTTTCTTACAGTGAAACTACCTACAGATAAAAAAATAATTGCAGTTGGTAATCCACCTTTTGGATATCGTGCCCAAGGAGCAATTGAGTTCTTTAATGCTTGTGCTAAATATTGTTACAAAATTGCTTTTATTATTCCTCGCTCGTTTAGAAAAGCGTACATCGTAAACCAATTAAATGAATACTTTCATCTATTAGATGAAGAGCTGCTTGATGTCGGGATTTTTATAGGAGGAGCCGAGAAAATAAGAACAGTGTGGCAAGTATGGGAACGACGAGATTACAAAAGAAAAAAAGTAGTATTGCCCTCTTCTCATCCTGACTTTAATATTGTAGCGCAAGGAAAGTCATTTGACTTAAATAAAGCCGACATTGCTATACGTAGAACCGGATACAAATCCGTAGGAGAGGTAGTCTTCCCAGAAGACGCAACTCCTATCACTCAATATGTATTTATTCAAATACTAAATGAAAGTGCTATAGAAATATTTGAAAACCTTGATTTGAGTTGTGCCTTTGACACAGCTCTAGCTCCTACAGTTACTCAAGGTGAGATAATTCAAGCGTATATTAACAAGAAAACGAAAAATATTTCTTGACTTTTTTGTTAAATTATATCATAATATGTTTTTATAAATTAAAGGAAACCAGTGGGCGACCGATTTTATAGACAACAACTTGACAAACTGGGTACTTGCCCAGGATATTATGGAAAACCAAAACGGAGAAACAGTAGAATGGCGTGGGATGAAGATAAGAAAGCCCAAGTAATTGAGATGTATGAAAGCGAAAACCCAACTCCCGAAACTTCAATGGAGATTGTTAAACAAATCGCAGATGAAGTAGAAGAGAGCCCGAACGGTGTTCGTATGATTTTAACCAAAGCTGGAGTATATGTTAAGAAGACCCCAGGGGCGTCAAGCTCTTCTTCTAGTTCAAGCTCTAGTCGAGTATCAAAAGCAGCAGCCATCGAAGCCTTGGAAAAGGCACTCGTAGATGCTGGGCAAGAAGTAGATGACGCAGTAGTAAGCAAACTTACTGGTAAAGCTGCGGCATATTTTACTTCAGTCATTACTTCTATTAATGGCTAATAATGTCCCTGCTTTACTTCAATAGAGGAGCTTGGCACTCCTCTAGTTTTCACAGACTGTATAGCTCTTCTGTAGCTATACTTGTCTGTGGTGGCCCGTCCTTTAACAAAATAGATTCTTCACTACTTCCTGGGCCTAAAAAGGTAATTTTTGGGCTGAACAATGTTTACCCTAAAATTAAGCCAGATGTTTGGGTTGGTATGGATGATCCTCATTGTTACAATAGAGATCTCTTCTTTGAGCCCTTTATAAAAATACTACGAGGAGGCTATCAAAATAGAACATATAATGGAGTTAAGCTATTTAAGCTTCATAATATGTATTACGCAACCCTTAAAAAAGCAGAGGGAGTTTATGATATTTTTTCCGATCTTACAGAAGAAGGAAAATTTGTCTGGCACCAAAACTCTTTTGCAACCATGCTGAATATTATAATGTGGATGGGACACAGAGAAATATATCTAGTAGGGTGCGATTTTAGTTTACAAAACGGAGATTACTTTGATGATATGAAGCTGTCTGATAAACAAAGGCAGTGGAACACTGATTTATATAATCAGTTAAGTACATATCTATATAAGTTTCATCTAATGTGTAAACCTTTAGGAATAAAAATTTATTCCATGAGTCCAGACTCTAAGATAAATACATACTTGGACTATGTATCTATTGAAGACCTGAACAAAAGACTCTATCAAGAAATGCCGGAAAAAACACCGATATATCATGCAATAGAGTTAGACCCCCCAAAAAAGTAACTAAGTGAGTTGCGGATTTTTTAATTAGTTGGAAATCCGCATGAATAAAATAGAAGCTAAAGAGCTTATAGAAAGGTGTGGCGACGCCATAATTACCTATAGGAGTACTAACTCAAATAAGCTCAAATATAATGTATGTACTTTAGATTTTACTACTCCATACATTCAAGAAAAGAAGAACAGAGCCAAAGAAACCTCTGAGAATATTCTTCTTTTTTGTTGGGACACTGACTCATACCGCCTGTTAAAACCAGACAGTATTACAAGTATAGTCCCTCTGTCCTCCATTCTAAAGAACGGAGGAGCAAATAATGTATGAAAAAGAGTCTATTGAACAATACAGCAGAATAGTACATGAGTACGAAGATGGTAGACAAGTGAAACTTACTATTAATACATTTAATGGAAAAGAATACTTACATCTTAGAGAATACTATTTAAATTTTGATGGAGATAGTTTGCCTTCTTCTAAAGGGATTTCCGTACCTTTAGATTTAGCTAATTCTTACGAGCTATTTACTGGCTTAGTAGAGATTTTATCTCTAGCAGAAAGCAGAAGTAAGATTATGGAATATTTTAGCGATATGTTTGAAGAACTGTATCAATCATAGTTAAAAATATTTCTTGACTTCTTGTTTAAATTCTGAGATAATACTTTCTGAATTTAATTATAACTAAGGAATTTATTTTTGTTGATTAAACTACTACAAAAAGCAGCCAGACACTATTATGAAGGCTCCCCGATTATGTCTGATGAAGAGTTTGATGCTCTCGCAGAGCAGGCTAGTTGGAAAGAAGTAGGTTATCAACTTGATAATAGTAACGGAAAAGTTAAGCACACACATCCTTTATACAGTTTGCAAAAACACTATGAAGATCAAGGGCAAAATCCTTTATCTTCCTATAAAGGAAAAATAGTTGCAAGTCCAAAACTAGACGGTGCGTCTGTTGCCGTTACTTATAGTAACGGATACTTAGTACAAGTGCTGACTAGGGGTGACGGAAAATATGGTATTGATGTTACCGATAAGTTCCTTGCTAAAAACTTAGTTCCTAAAAGAATATCTTTTAGTAGTCAACCTATACAGATCACGGGAGAGATAGTTTCTCCCAAGTCAATACCAAACTCTAGAAACTATGCTGCTGGTTCCCTAAATCTTAAAAGCATAGATGAGTTTCTCTCTCGTGATCTGTCCTTTATTGTACATGGGTGTTATCCATATATAACAACTTCTTTCTCAGAAGACATGATATTTTTTGCTGAAAACGGGTTCTCCGTTTCCACGGCAGATAAATATGAGCAGTTTCCTAGAGATGGAATTGTGTTCAGAATTGATAATAATCAAGACTATGAAAAACAAGGATGGACATCTCATCATCCAAGAGGTTCTTTTGCCTTAAAAACTAGAAAAGAAGGCAAAGTAACAACTCTTATAAATGTTATCTGGCAGACTGGAAAAAGTGGAGTAGTATCCCCCGTGGGAATATTAGATCCTATAGAAATAGACGGAGCTAGAATAACAAAAGCTACTTTACATAATATAGAGTATATCAGATCTTTAAACTTGGAAATAGGCTGTAAAGTAGAAGTAATAAGATCTGGCGATATTATACCTAGAATTACAAGACGTATAGAAAAATAATTCTTGACATCTTTTGTTGATTTATGTATAATATATATTCATTTTTGGGGAAGAAGTAACTTGAAAGAAATTTTGCCGCCTACACATTGTCCAGGGTGTAACTCTGAGCTTGTATGGGTAAATGATCTTCTGTACTGTAGAAACAGTGATTGTGCGGATAAAAGTCGCAAAATTATTTCTCATTTTGCTTCTTCACTAAAAATTAAAGGTCTAGGGCCTGCCACTATTGCATCGCTGGAACTATCCGATATATCAGATATTTACGAATTAGATAGAGACTATGTAGTAAGTAAGCTGAATAGTGTTACACTAGCCGATAAATTATTGGATCAGATCGAGAAAAGCAAAAGTGCGGGTCTTAGTAACCTTTTAGGTTCGTTTTCTATTCCTTTATTTGGAAAAACAGCTTCCGAGAAATTGTGCTCTCAAATAAGTAATATTACAGAAGTAACAGAGCAAAAACTTTTAGAAGCCGGTCTAGGAGCAAAAACGATACTTAACTTTATGCATTGGTTTAATACTGAATATGCGTATAAGTACAAAAATCTTCCCTTTGAGTGGAAGACTGCACAAGAAGAAATAACTTCTGGTCCCGTTGTTGTTATAACTGGAAAACTGTTTTCTTTTAAAACAAAAGAAATTGCAAAAGGAGTTTTACAACAAAAAGGCTACGTAGTAAAAACATCCATTACTAGAGATACTAAATATCTAGTTAATGAAAGTAATATTGCTTCCGCAAAAACAAAAAAAGCTGAGGCAATGGGAATAATTATCATATCTGATATTAAAGAATTATTGGAGATTTAATATGGCAGTACCTAAGTGGACTGATGAGCGTACCGACTCGCTCACTACTTTTGTCGGTGACGAAAGCCCTGTCTCGCAATCTACTATTGCGGAAGCAGCGGCAAATCTTGATACTAGCACTCGTTCTGTATCGTCTAAACTTCGTAAAATGGGTTATGAAGTAGAATCCGCAGCCACGGGCTCTTCTCGTGCTTTTAGCGAAGCAGAGGAAGACACTCTTCGTGAGTTTGTAGAGTCTAACTCTGGGCAGTATACCTATGCTGAAATTGCGGATGCTTTTGCTGGCGGTAAATATTCAGCAAAATCAATTCAAGGTAAAGTTCTTAGCATGGAACTCACAGACCATGTTAAGAAGACTGAAAAGCCTGCTAGCACTAAAACATATTCTGATGAAGAAGAGTCTACCTTCTTGAGTATGGTTGCTGACGGCGCTTTTGTAGAAGAAATTGCAGAGGCTCTTGGTCGACCTGTGAACTCTATTCGTGGTAAGGCTTTATCTTTGCTTCGTTCGAAGCAGATCGAAGCTATTCCTCCCCAGCGTGATATGAAAGGGTCTGTTACAGATCCTCTGGAAGATCTTGGGGACCTAAGCGAAATGACTGTGGACGAAATCGCCGAAGAGATTGGGAAGACTGTACGAGGCGTTAAGACTATGCTTACGCGTCGAGGTCTGCAAGCTGCAGACTACCCCAGCAAAAAAGAAGCAGCTAACTAATAGTTTCTTCTTAACTTTGAAGGTGGGGTGCTTCTGCATCCCACCTTTATTTACGCCTAAAAAATGCTTACAGTTATATGAATATTGCCACTGCTCTTATAAGTACAATTATTAGAGAACAGGATATAGAAACCTGGGGCAATTTACGGCTTGAATATTTACCTAAAGAATTTCATTCAATTTTCAGGGCTATCTCTAAGCACTTTGATTTAGAGAACGCTCTTCCCTCCTTTGATGATCTAAAACTTAGTGTACCCAGTAGAGAAGTAAAAGAGAAACTTGCGGCCTTAGAGTCTACAGAGGTAGATTCTGAAGCTCATCTTCTGCTTGAATACTTAAAAAATGAGTACACTCAAGATATGGTTCTAACAGAAATTGACTCATATCTTGACAGATCAGTAGCAATGTCTAGAGCGGAAGAGAATATCGAAGCCTTAGAAAATATAATTATAAAAGTTAGAGACAATGTAGAGCTAGATGTAGATTCTGTTAGTATGCAGAAGATAGAGCTTTTCCAAACAGAAGAAGAGCTAAAGAACTACATAAATTTAGGTTTAAACTCTGAATATGATACTGGCTTGAGATTTGCTAAACAAGATCTAGTACTATTAGGCGGTAGAAGAGGGTCTGGTAAGTCTTTCACTTGTAGTAATATTGCTGTTAATCAATACATGCAAGGACATAGCTCTTTGTACTTCAGTATAGAAATGACAAAAGAACAAGTATTCAGACGTATGGTTTCCATAGCTACAGAGATTCCTCTTGAGCGTTTAAACTCTAGAATGATTTCTAAGAGTGAGCTTCAAATTCTAGCAAAGTTTCAAGCAGGAAGATTTGAAGATTCACAAGACGCTTTCAATAGTTTCTTAAAACATAATAATTTTGTAGACTTTCAGAAGGAAGTAACTAAATTACCGTTGAAAAAGAATCTGCAATTAGACATAGTTTATGATCCAGCACTTACTCTTGCCAAGATTAAGTCAGAAATTGAACATAGAATTGCAACACAGGAAATATCTGTAGTTATTGTAGACTATCTAAACCAGGTTAAGAGATCTCATATGCCTAGTAGAAATGGACAATATGACTGGACAGAGCAGATAGAGGTTAGTAAGGCTCTAAAGCAGTATGCCCAGGAACATGAGATATTAATTTTCTCTCCATACCAGACTGATGCAACCGGCGAAGCGCGCTTCGCAAAAGGCATTCTTGATGCAGCAGACTCTGCGTTTTCTCTTGAAACATGGGATCAAGAGGATAACTGTATTACATTTGAGTGTAAAAAAATGAGGAATGGTCCGATGTCTGATTTCACAAGTGAAATGGACTGGCGCACGCTAAAAATCGGACCTACTCCTTCTCTCAATCCAAAAGAAAAAGCAAGACTTGCAGAAGCTTTGGAGGGAGATGAATAATGGAAGTAGTAGAACTTTTAAATAAAAGAAAAATACCCTTTCAAACATCAGGACAGGACTACTTAATACGTTGTTTAAATCCTGAGCATGAAGATCGTAATCCCTCTCTTCGAGTAAATAAGATTAGTGGAATTATGAACTGTTTTAGTTGTGGATTTAAAGGAAATATATTTAAATTCTTTGATGAAGCTATAAACGCAAAAGACTTAAAAAGAAAGAGAATACAAGATAAAATTATGGGTATTCGAGCAGATAACATCGGTTTGAAGATGCCGAAGAACTATACACCATTTGTAGGAACGTATAGAGGAATATCTGCGAGTACCTTAGCTAGATATAGAGCGTTTACTAGTATAGAACCGGAGTACGCAAGTAGAATAGTGTTTCCGATTTATGATATTACTGGCAAGATCCGAGCCTTTGTGGGAAGAGCTACGGATAATACAATTATTCCAAAATACAAAGTTCATCCAGGTGGAGTAAAACTCCCTTTATTTCCTGGTGATGTAGAGTTGGTTCAAGGTAGTGTAATTTTAGTAGAAGGTATATTTGATTGTCTAAATTTGATAGACAAAGGACTGCCCAACGTAGTGTGTATTTTTGGAACAAACAATATAGATATTTATAAAATGTCTCTGTTAAAAGTAATGAATGTAAATTCAGTCTATACTTTTTTTGACGGGGATGAAGCAGGAGAAAAGGCCACTCAAAAAGTAGCGGACCTTGGTGAAAAAATTAATTTAAGAGTAGAAAAGATTCCTATTGATAAAAATTCAGATCCAGCTGATTTATCTGAGGAAAGAGTAATAAAGTTAGGGGACTATTTATATGGCTAATGTTGCACTTATTGAAAAAGCACCTAGTAAAATAGACTTCGTGAAACATTTTGAAAATGACTTTGATTTTGAACGCTTTCACTTATGTTCAGATCCAGGCAAGAAAAAAGTTTTACGAAGAGATGTTGATATTGATATTAATATTGATTTATATGACTATGTTATTTTAGTGGGGGGAGAGGCACTCGAATATTTTACTAAAGAACGAGCTATAACAGAACATACAGGAAGGCTAATAAATGATAAGTTTATTCCTATCATTAGTCCTGCTATGATGTCTTTTAAGCCTGAGGCACGCCCAATGTGGGAAGACTCAATTCAAAAACTAAAAGGATATATTTCTGGAGATTTAACTGTAGAAAAAATTGATGAAACTCTGTTCTATGGGATACAAGACTCTGATCAAGCCTACGAGTGGGTATGTAAAGCCATTGAAGCCCCTTATCCTTATGTGGCTGTAGACACAGAAACTACAGCTTTATATCCGAGAGATGGATATATTCTTGGTATAAGTTTATCGTGTGAACCAGATACAGGAGTCTATATTGATACAGACTATGTAGATGAGAGGGTCACAGAAAAATTACAAGAACTTTTTACTAAGAAAAATGTAATTATGCATAATGCAAAGTTTGACTTAGCAATGCTGGAGTACCACTTCAAGTTTGAGTTTCCAAACATTGAAGATACCATGCTCATGCATTATATGTTAGATGAAAATCCTGGTAATCATGGTCTTAAGCAGCTTGCTATTCGTCATACTAAGTACGGTGACTATGAGAAACCAATGTATGACTTTATTGATAATTACTGTAGAAAGAATGGTATTTTAAAGGGAAATTTCAGTTTTGATATGATTCCTTTTGATATTATTCAAGTTTACGCAGCCATTGATGCGGCAGTAACGTTTCTACTTTATGATATCTTTAAGCAGGAGCTAGATAAAGACCCACAAATTCGTAGGGTATATAAGCAACTATTAATTCCTGCTATGAGGTTTTTGAAAGATGTACAAGAAAACGGAGTTCCGTTTGATAGACAAAGACTTTTGCTAGCTCAAGAAATTATGAGCAGTGATATCGAAGAGGCGACTAAAGGTTTATATTCCTATGAGGAAGTTAAAAAGTTTGAACAATTTCAAGAAAAAGAGTTCAATCCAAATAGTACTCTACAGCTTAGAAAATTGTTATTTGACTTTATAGGTCTAAAACCTACTGGAAAAAAGACAGGAACTGGAGCACATTCGACAGACGCAGAAGTATTGGCAACCTTAGCAGAAGAGCATAATATACCTGCTCATATTCTCAGCATTCGACAAAAAGGTAAAATAAAAAATACTTATCTTGATAAGATTATACCCCAACTCGATAGAGATAGCAGATTAAGAACTAACTTTAGCTTACATGGCACTACTAGTGGCAGACTTAGTAGCTCAGGTAAGCTCAACATGCAGCAACTTCCGCGGGATAACCCTGCGGTAAAAGGCTGTATTAAAGCAGCTCCAGGACATAAAATAGTTGCAATGGACTTAACCACTGCGGAAGTTTATGTAGCTGCTGTTCTTGCGAAAGATAAAAAACTGCAAGACGTATTTAGATCTGGAGGAAACTTTCATTCTACTATCGCAAAAGTAGTTTTTAAATTACCTTGTGAAGTAGAAGAAGTTGCAGAGTTGTATGGTGTTAAAAGACAGGCTGCGAAAGCAGTTACCTTTGGTATCATGTATGGTGCGGGAGCCGCTAAAATTAGTGCTCAAGTAACTAAAGACTCTGGAAAATACTTTTCAAAATCAGAGGCTCAGGAAGTAATTGATGATTATTTTAACCAGTTCTCAAAATTAAGAGACTGGTTAGAGTCAAAACAGCAGGAAATAAGTAAAATTGGACACGTATATTCAGTATTTGGCAGAAAGAGAAGACTCCCTAACGTCTTTTCTTCAGACAAAGGAGTAGCAAGCCATGAAGTTAGATCTGGAATTAATTTTTTGGTACAGTCCGCAGCTAGTGATATTAACTTATTAGGTGCTATTGATATGCACAATTTTATTCTAAATGCAGATATGAAGAGTAGAATTTTCGCCCTAGTACACGATTCTATTTTGGCAGAAGTGCCAGAAGATGAAGTAGAAATGTACTGTGGGTTGCTAAAAACATATGTTCAAAAGCCTAGAGTAGGCTGTCATATCGAAGGCGCTCCTATCGGCTGCGACTTCGAAATAGGAGATGATTACAGCTTTGGTAAATTTGAGAAAGAGTACACAAATATTTAATGCGAAATTTCCATTATTTATTCTCCCAAAGGAGGCTCTTATCGAAGAGAAAGATGGAATTGTGTTTCTAGATGGTCTATGTCTAGACGATAAGAATATAAAAAGCGATAAGTTAGGAGTAAGAAGACTTCGGTCTTCTTATCCTAACAAAGCTGTCTTAAATAAGGCTGTACATGATATTCCCTCTATGCTTAAATCCACAGCAAAGAGATATATAGATTCAGAAGGTACTGTATTTGAATATCAAAAAAGCCTTTTAGTATCTTTAAGATACCATAAAATACTAAAAGTGGAAGACAGGGGTGTAACTTGTTTAGTATGGATAAAAGGAATAAATTCTCCTTTTCCAGTGCTTCGTCCACCATTGGCATACATGACCTGGGCAGGTATACTATACAATGGAAATCACCCCTGGATTCTTTATGAGTTCAGTGAAGAACGTAAAAAAGACACAAAAAGAAAAATATGAAAGCAGTTATATCAGACAGAATCTACCTATCATTGGAAAACGATACTCAGGTTTCTTTGCTAGACAAAGAATTAACTTATGCTATACCTTCTTATAATCCTACTGACCCTCCTACGGTTATAAAAAATATGGGGAGGATTCGTAGCAAAATGGTAAGTATTCCTTGCGGAAGAATAGATCTAATACCAGAAGGGTACGAAGTAGTAGATAAAAGGCTGTCGATTCCAGTAGAATTTCCAGAATTTAAATTCTCATTAAGAGAAAGCCAACAGAAGATTTATGACGCTATAGATGATAATTGTATTATCAATGCTTGGGTAAGCTGGGGAAAGACTTTCACAGGGCTTGCAATTGCTTCAAAGTTAAAACAGAAGACCTTGGTAGTAGTACATACTGTAGCTCTAAGAAATCAGTGGGAAAAAGAGGTAGAAAAAGTTTTTGGAATTAGTCCTGGTATAATTGGTAGTGGTAAGTTTGATACAGATGCACCAATCGTCATAGGTAATGTACAAACTCTCACAAGGAGAGTACCAGACATAATCAATGAATTCGGTACTATTATTCTAGATGAAATGCACCACGTATCAAGCCCTACTTTTAAAAACATTATTGATAAGTCAAAGGCTCGTTATAAAATTGGCTTATCTGGAACTATTGAAAGAAAAGACGGGAAGCATGTAGTATTCCGAGATTATTTCAGCCCTACAGTCTATTTTCCTCCAAAAGAGAATTATATGACTCCTAAAATACATATCTTTGACTCTGAGATACGGTTTTTAGATGGTATGAATATACCTTGGGCAAAGAAGGTTAATCACCTTGCTTATAATGAGGAGTATCAACACTTTCTGTCTTTACTTGCAAGTGTATACGCCGCTAAAGGGCATAAAGTTCTAGTTGTAGCGGATAGAGTAGAATTGCTTAGAAAATGTTGCGAGCTAACTGGTGACGTAGGAGTTTTGATAACGGGTCAGACCCCTCAAGATGAACGAATTTCTCTAATGGAACAAATTAGAGAAGATAAAAAGATTTTATTTGGAACTCAATCTATATTTTCAGAAGGGGTTTCAATAGACCAACTTAGCTGTTTAATACTTGGAACACCAGTAAATAACGAACCTTTGTTAACGCAGTTAATAGGCAGGGTTATAAGAATAAATGAAAATAAGAAAGACCCTGTAATTATAGATATTAACCTAAAAGGAAATACTGCTAGAAAACAGGCTAATAATAGAAAGGGATACTACTTGAAACAAGGCTATAAAATACTGAACATGAGTAAAAATAGTTCTTGACAATTTTAAAAAGTTTTGATATAATATATGATACTTTTCGACTGGAATAAGATTATAAAAGAATCAGATAGAAAAGCAAAGAAGTTTTTTGCAATCCTGCATCTTCTTACTTTTAATTCTATACCTAAAAACAGAAAAGATATACTCTACTCTGTATATGGAAAAGACTACTCTGGTTCTTCTTTTCTTATTCATCCTGAAAAGATATTTTACTACTTTTCTCAGTATTCAGTTTCTGAATGGGTAGAGTATGTAAGAATAGCAAGCATGAGAAACTATAATAACTATAGAATATCGAAAGATACTTCTCTTGACTTGTACATTTTAGACAAGAAAATAACAGGCAATAGACTTCTGACAGTTAAAGATAGTAAAGTATTTTTTCTGTTTGAAGACGCAATAGGAGAAAATTAATGGGATTGAAATTTACTGAATCAAAAGGTTCTGCACAGAAATCAAGTCTGAAGCAGTACGCATACACTGATGGCGACAACAAAATTCGCCTGGTAGGAGACATTTTACCTCGATATGTTTATTGGGTAGAAGGTGAGAACAAAAAGCAGATTCCTATGGAATGTCTTGCTTTTAATAGAGAAACGGAAACATTTGATAATGCAGAAACGGATTGGGTGAAAAAATACCACCCAGAAAAGCGATGCGGTTGGGCATACGCTATTCAGTGTATTCATGATGGCGAAATAAAAATTTTAAATCTTAAAAAGAAACTGATGGAGCAAATCAAATTAGCTGCTGATGACTTAGGAGATCCTACAGACCCAGATACTGGGTGGGATGTACACTTTCGACGAGTTAAAACTGGTCCTAATGTATACAATGTAGATTACCAGCTTCAAGCTCTAAAATGTAAGCCTCGAGCATTAGACACTGCCGAACAAGCATTAATTGCTGATCTTCGATCTATGGATGAAATTCTTCCTCGTCCGTCTGCAGAACAGCAGAAAACTTTTTTGGAAGGAGTAGCTGACGCAGGAGGAGTTCCTGCCGAAGTTTCAGAAGAACTAGACGCTGAGGATCTGCCTTACTAATGAAAATATTGTTCACAGCCGACTGGCATATAAAATTAGGGCAAAAAAATGTTCCTGAGCAGTGGGCTCGTGAGCGATATTTAAAGTTCTTTTCAGATGTACACGAAATCGAAAAAGATGTTGATCTTCATATCATTGGAGGGGATCTATTTGATAGAATCCCTTCAATGGGTGAGTTAGAGTTATTCTTTGAATTTATCTCTGGCACGGCTGTTCGTACTTTGATTTACGACGGAAACCATGAAGCCACTAAAAAACATAAAACTTTTCTAACACAACTGAAAAAAGCAAGCAAGGAGGTGAATAGACACATTGAAATAATCGACTCTATTCACAATGAAGATCATTTTGGGGTGCTCCCGTACTGTGAGGTACACGGTAACTGGCATATTACTGATTTTAATTCAAGAAGACCGTTGTTTACCCATGTGCGAGGAGCCATCCCACCTCATGTTACACCAGAAATTGATCTTAAAAGATTCGAGCCATTTCCTGTAGTATTTGCTGGCGATTTACATAGTCATAAAAATACTCAGTTAAACTTGGTATACCCAGGAAGTCCTATGACTACCTCTTTTCATAGAACGGAAGTAGAAACGGGCTATCTATTAATAGATACAGAGGAAAATAGTTGGACTTGGGAAAAGTTTCAACTTCCTCAGTTAATAAGAAAATTAGTCTCCTCAGAAGAAGATATGGTGCAAACTGACTACCACCATACGATCTATGAGCTTGAAGGTGATATAGCAGACCTTTCTCTAGTAGCAAATTCAGAACTTTTAGACAAAAAGTTGATAAAGAGAAAAACAGAAGCCGTATTAATTCTTGAAAAAGATATGAGCATGGAAGATGAGTTAGTAGAATATCTAACTTATATTCTAGAACTAGAGTCAGATAATGTAAAAGATATATTAGGTACATTTCATGATTACTCTAAAAACTTTGCAATGGGATAATTGCTTTAGTTACGGCAGCGGAAATAAATTAGATTTAAGCGATAGTACCCTAACTCAGCTAATAGGCAAAAATGGGGCGGGAAAATCTTCTATACCGCTAATACTCGAAGAAGTTCTTTTTAATAAGAACTCTAAAAATATCAAAAAAGCAGATATACAAAATAGAGAGTTTAACAAAGGTTATAATATCTCTCTAGATTTTTCTGTGGATAATGATAATTACAAAATAGAAGTTCGTCGAAGTAGAGGAACTATAAAAGTAAAACTAATAAAAAACAGTGAGGATATTTCTAGCCACACAGCTACAAATACTTATAAGACTCTTGAGGAAGTATTAAAACTAGATTTTAAGACGTTTTCTCAGTTAGTATACCAGAACACCGGCGCTAGTTTACAATTTTTAACAGCTACAGATGCTAATAGAAAGAAATTTCTAACAGATCTTTTTGGTATAGACGAATACGAGAAATATTATGAAATATTTAAAGAAGCGGCTAAGAATATATCTAATAATGTTATAAAATTAAAAAGCGCTGTTGAAAGTACGGAAAAATGGTTAGATCGAAATAAACTTGACGATACTACCCCACAGCCTATGTTAAATCTTCCAAAAATCTCGGAAGAAGACGAAGAAAGATTACGTTCTTTATCTGTAGACTTTCAAAATATTTCGGAAAAAAATAAAAAAATATCAAAAAATAACACTTATAAAGACTTATTAAGTGCTATTAAACCCTCTGACTTCGCAAAAACTAAAGAGGAAGAGAAAGGAGTAAGATCATACGACGATCTTATGTTAAACCTAGGCAACAACCAGCGTATAAAAGATCAAAACGCTAAAGAACTGCTAGAACTAGAGCAGTTAGGAGGAAAATGCCCAACATGCAAACAAGAAATAAAGCCCATCACAATACAGGATCTAATAAACCGAAGAAAAAACCAATGCGAGGAAGCGGATCAGGAAATAAAAAACCTAAAGGCCGAAATAAGCCATATTAAAGAAACAAACACCTCCATTGAAAAAAAGAATAAAAAATATAAAGAATTTCAAGAGCTGCTATCTTTATACGATAGCAGCATTTCTTCTGAATATCTAGATGGAAATGTTTTACAGACAGAAATAGACTCTATTAAAGAAAAAATAAATAAAGTAACCTTGCAAATTTTAGAAGTGCAAGCAGAAAACGATAAAAGAAAAGAAAATAATACTAGAATTAAGTTAGTACTAGAACAAGCGGAAAAGTTAAAAAATGATCTACAAGAAGCTCAAACAGCTCTTAACAAAGAAGAGAAGCTTTTGTCTAATTTAGATATTTTGAAACGAGCATTTTCAACAAATGGGCTTTTAGCTTATAAACTAGAAAATCTAGTAAAAGAACTAGAAGATTTGACAAACTCTTACTTATCTGAGTTAAGTGATGGTAGATTTGGGCTATCTTTTGTAGTAGAAAAGGATAAATTAAATGTGTCTTTATCAGATAATGGAAATGATGTCGATATTTTAGCTTTAAGTAGTGGAGAGCTAGCTAGAGTGAACACTGCGACTCTTCTTTCCATTCGTAAATTGATGAGTAGCATATCTAAAAGTAAACTAAATGTTTTATTTCTAGATGAAGTTATTAATGTAATTGATGAACTAGGAAGAGAGAAATTAGTAGAGGTTTTATTAGAAGAGGAAGATTTAAATACTTATATGGTATCCCATGGGTGGACACATCCTCTCCTAAATAAAATAGAAGTAATCAAAGAAAAAAATATTAGCAGGTTAGAACAATGAGAGATGAAATACTGTCAGCAGCAGAAAATTATTTTTTAGGTAAAATAGGCTATCATAGACTAAATTTAGAAGTTTACCTACAAAATTCAGCAGGTATTGGAGACCACTCTGATATCATGAGTGCGGTAGAAGAAGAAGTTTCAAAGATAGCTGAGTATCAAGAAAAGCTAGAAGTAGTAAGGAATTTAAATGAATAGTGTATATGATGGACTATTTTGGTGTTATATCAGAAAAGGATTTTTCAGTTGGCCAGAATATATTGCATATTATAAAGGCATGAAGAATGGTTGATTCAAGAGCTAAAGGTGCCGAAGGCGAAAAACAAGTAAAAGAATTACTTAAAAAGCATACGGGACTACCTTTCGAAAGAGTGCCAATGTCTGGTGCCCTGCCATTTATGAAAGGGGATTTATTTGTTCCAGATACGTCCTTAAATTACTGTATAGAAGTAAAATTTTATAAAAACTCACATTTTGATGATAAAATTATAACTAATAAATCCAATGAGTTTACTAGATGGTGGGCCCAAGCAGTTAATCAAGCAAAAATTTCAGAGAAAAAACCTGTTTTATTTTTTAAATATAATAGATCTAAGATTTTTGTAGTTACTAAGGATGAGCCTGAAAAAGTAGAAAAGTATTTTTATATATCTCATCTAAGATGCTATGTTATGTTGGCTGATGAATGGTTAAGTCTAGAAAATCCGAGGTTTGTAAATGGCAGTACAGTTTAATGATTTAAAAAAGCCTAGTAAAAAAAGAGTTATTGTTATTGATGCTCTAAACTTAGGTTTTAGATGGAAACACCAGAATAGGGTTGAGTTCGCAGAAGACTATATAAAAACTGTAAATTCGCTAGCAAGCTCGTATAATTGTGGCACTATAATTCTTGCGTGTGATAAAGGAAGCAGTACTTATAGAAAAGGTATATATCCAGAATATAAGTTAGACAGAAAACTAAAATACGAGAATCAAAGTGAAGAAGAAAAACTTGCTTTTGAAATATTCTTCACCGAGATGAATAAAGTTTTAGACATATTTAGAAATACCGATATAGTACTTCAGTATGATGGAGTAGAAGCAGACGATATTGCTGGATATTTATCTACAAATGCAGAAGTAGAGCATATGTGGTTGATTAGTTCAGACAGAGATTGGGATTTGCTAGTAGGCCCAAAAGTATCTAGATTTTCCTACATAAATAGAAGAGAGTCTACTTTTGATACTTGGGAAGATACCCATGAATTTTCTATACAAGACTACATTACTATAAAATGTCTAACAGGAGATAAGGGGGACAATATTCCAGGTATACCTGGGATTGGAGAAAAAAGAGCGGTATCTTTATTACAAGAATTTGGAAATGTATTTGATATTTATGACGCGTGCCCCATAAATAGTAAGTATAAACATATTCAAACTTTGAATGAAAATAAAGAACTTTTATTGAGAAACTTTGAAATAATGGATTTAACAACCTATGCTAGAGAAGCTATAGGAGAAGAAAATATCTTAGACATTAATTA